TTTTTTTACCGCTGCAAAGCGGAGAAGCGGAGAAAATTATGTTTGAATTTGCAAACGAAAATTATGTAAACAAAACTAACTGGAAACAGGATTGCCGTTATCGTTCAGCACGTTCCGAACGTTCGGGCGGGTTTAGCATGAGTGCTAAACCCGAAAGGCCGTATTTTAATAGGCAAAACATGCCTATTGTTGGCGAACTAAGAGGACTAAAAAGAAACCCGATTAAATTCCGCGTGATTTACACATGGAACAAAGATTTTACAAACGGTACTATAACCGCCTTTGAGTTGTTCGGAGCGACAAAAAGGGATAAAAATTCCCTTTTTGTGAACGGAGATATTACGAAAATGGTGCAGAATGTAGTGGAATTTGTGAAGACGGAGGCATAAAAATGAAAAAATACAGCTTCTCGGAAATGAATATTTATTTATCTTTGATTGACACGGATACAATCGTATCCGAATATAATACTATCGTTGATAGTATTAATCATGAAATTTATGGAAACGGTGAAAACGACCGTATTTATTTTACTTGCAACATAGATATATATCTAGAAGGCAAAAGCCCTACAGAAATTTGCCGAATGTCATCAAGCGGATATTTTTCTGCAGGTGAAAGGTATTACATAATAGACAGGAACGGGAATATGATAAGTGTTCCCGTGGACTCAGTACGATATTTCATTGAAAGACATTTGTCTTTCAACGAGTTGTTCAGATTATGCCGAGCTCTTGGCATAGAGCGGGACTAAGATAAAAAAGAAGGCTTTCGCCTTCTTTTTTTTTGCCCAGGAACGATTTTGAGAATGAGAATCAATATCTAGTATTTTGTAAAAGTCTAAACCCGTGATTTTTCAGACCTGCATACAACATATTGATTTTGATTATCATTATCATGTTTATTCCTGCCTTGGGTTTTGAGAATTGTTTTCATTAGTAATTGTTATTAATTAGTAAGAATTATCTGTTGATAGGCGTTATCCCTGGAGAAGTGTTTTTTATGGAAAAATGTTATTTTTTGATATTCTTTATCTGTAGAGAGTAGTCATTGATTAAAAAAGGTTTTTACTGGATAATGGTTATTGATTAGTAAACGTTATTTGTAGAGTATTGGCATGGCTGCTTAATAACGGAAAATGATTATAAATGGAAAATGATTACTTATGGATACATATTATTTACTAATACTTATTATTTATTGATTACTACTATTACTACATATAAGAGAATAAGAAGGAAGGAATATTGATTAGACTTTTTCCCCGCCTTGCCTATTTCTAAAATGCCCAAAAACCGCTCTATTTTCGTTTTTAAGGCGTTTTTATTTTTTTAGGTACAATACCATTCGGAGCGGCTAAAATTTTATATTGACAAGTGGTATAAAATTATGCTATACTGGAGGTTTACAGTTTTCTATTTTTTGTCCTTTTGACTTTTCTGTACTATATATACAATGAGTTATATATATATATTAGATACCTATCAGTTTGCAGCCGTAAATAGTGTATACTAATTAAGAAAAAGTATACCATTGACAAGGTATTGAAACGGTAGTATGATTACATCATCAAGGGATTGCAAGACGGCACAACAGCCGCCGAAAAGATTTAAAAAAAATCTTAAAAATATCCCTTGACAACATCAAAACAATCTGATATGATTGTAAGTGTCAAGACAAGCGGCAACAACAGCCGAAAAAACTTTTTAAAAAAGTTTAAAAAAGTGCTTGACAAGGTTTAAAAGTTTGTTAAGATAAACACAAAGGCGGCAATAGCCCGCCAAACAAAAAAGGTAAATCCGCAAAAATGCGGAGAAAGGTAGGCAAATCATGCAAGTACAAAACATGGTTTCCCGAAAAGGGAACAAAGTAGCAAATCAATTTGAGATTTACGGGAACGGTTATATTGTGTTCCAAAGTTACAGTACGGTTATAGCCGTAATCAAGGAACGGACTCTATACGTCGATAAGGCGTACTATAGCAATACCACAAGCAAATATTTAAATATCTTTAAAAATGACCATTCAGTGGCTTATGATACCATTGTCGAATTGGATAATGCAGAATTAAACAATCTTGTATAGAAGGGAACTGGAATGGTTACGGAAACTCATTGTATATAGGAAAGGTGTGTATAATTATGATGACAATAGAACAAGCCAAGGATATTTTAATTGACAATTTATCGGATGATGAACTCATTACAGAATATAATGAGTATTGTGAATACTGCAATGATATGGACTCTGTAGTCTATAGCATGTATGAATTTGATGAAGTTATGTCAAACTTTACGCCTATGGAATTGGCAAGTGGTGTAGTATACGGCGAATTTAATCCGTCTGATGACTGGTTTACATTCGACGGTTATGGAAACCCGCAATCATTCCGTAATAGCGTTGTGTTCGACTTCTTTTGCGAAAACGTAAACGATGATTATATCATCGAATTAGCGGAAGAATATGAAGAAGACGAAGAAGATGATTAAAGAAAAAATAGAAGAGTTGGTAAAACAATTCGGATTACGTGAAGTTGTTCGTGTGAATAATATCATTGCCAAAGAAAAGAGTTATTTGGAAAATATTGTATACTTTGCAGAAGAGTTTGATACTTTCTGCAAAGGCGTACGACCTAGTGCAGTAGCTAGACTAGTTTCAACCGGTTACGACTTGGAAACATTCGGAAACTTCTCATTCTCCGATTGTATAATATTCTCTATTGATTGGTTTAGTGACCTAGAGGTTGCAACTACAAAGAAAGGTGTAGCCGCCTTATTAACAAGAACGCTAGAGTTTGTAGGCTATGAAGAATTTTTACGATTGGTGAACAAAGATTATATTGAAAAGTTTTAAATTCTATGTTATGATTATCTACAGAAGGGCCGTGTTATTATGATGACCAAAGAAGAATTAAAAGCCTTATTGCAGAACGACTTGGATACAGTAAAACCGGAACATTACAATGTAGTGTTTTACTACAAAGGCGAAGGCGGAAGTGTTGTTGCATACAAAGGTGATGATTATGATAAGGCGATTGACGTTGTTTGTGATAACCTTTGGCAGAACGAACATATACCGGAGATTGCCGGCAACATCTTAATAACGTTCGCAAAAGATATAGACGATAGTCACGAAGAGTGTAAATTTGTGGAGTTTGACAGCAAAAATAATTATCTTGGATTAAAACATTAAGAGGTGAAATAAAATGGAGTTAAAGGAACATCAGAAAACTGGAGTGGAAATAATCAAAAGAAAAATGAGTCATCTATTGATTGCAGATGAAATGGGTTTGGGCAAGACAGCTATGACTATCAGTGCTATAAAAGATACTGGTGTTCCTTGGATTATTATTTGCCCTGCGGCTGTAAAGGTCAACTGGTGCAAAGAGATTAAAATGTGGGCGAATGTGAACGTTGTTCCCGACAATCCTAATGGACAGTTTTACGTGACAAATTACGAACGACTGGGTAATGTGAAGTTAAATATGAAGAGTCGCAACTTTGGAGGTGTTGTATTCGACGAAGCACATTACTTAAAAAACAAGGATTCAGAACGTCATATTTTAGCAAAAGAAGTTGCCGACAAGTTGCCCAGAAAACTGTTGTTGACGGGTACGCCTATGAGTCGAGGGCCTGTTGACTTGGCTAGCCTATTTTCTATTATGGGATTATTAGACAGAGTGTTCGGCGGCTACTGGAAGTTTTATAAACGTTATTGTGACCCGTTTTGGACTGGTTACGGGTGGGACTTTAAAGGTAGCAGCAACAAACGTGAATTATCTCAAAAAATTAAACCGTTCATCTTAAAGAGAACAAAGGCGTCCTGCGGTATCCAGTTACCTAACAAAGAAGTTATCACGCTTAAAATTGGTAGTGCAGGACAGCAGAAAAAATCGTCATCTTTTGCAGAGATTGAGAAAGACCAACAAGCAGTAAATAGAATGAAACTGAACGCTATTATTGACTTTATCAGAAAGACTACTATTTTTCAAAGAAAGAAAGTCGTGGTGTTCTATCATCATAAGAAGTTGTTCGAAGATTTAAAAGAGTATTTCGGAGATGACGCTTTATGCGTGAACGGCAGTCAAACGGCGAAAGTAAGACAAAAGAATATAGACGCATTTCAGAATAGCAAGGAATGTATTCCTATCTTTTGTAGCTTACAAGCGTCCTGCACCGGTATTACATTAACGTCTGCACATGTAGCTTTATTTTGTGAATACTTGTGGAGTCCGGACATTCATGAACAGGCACAAGATAGAATACATAGAATATCTCAGACGAACGACTGCCAGATTTATATGATGACCATGGATAACTCTATTGACTATCAGAAACTGAACACGGCAGCATGGAAAGAAATTGAAATTGAAGGTATTTTATAGTTGACAACATTTTAAATTTATGATAAGATACTTATAGAGGTGATAATTATGACAGACAAAATGAAAATTGAAATTTTGAAAAATCAAGTGGCTTTGTTGGAGAAAGAATTGCAGCAGAAGGAATGGCAGCTGGAGGACTTGGAGGAAGAACGTGATAAGCTGGAGCATGAATTATTCCATGCAGAAGGTCGTATCGAGATTCTTGAAAGTGACCTTGACTATTGTAAAAACGCACCTTATTATCATGAGGTATAGAAAGGATTGTTGATTATGATTATTATGATGGGATTACTGTTTATTACACTTACGGCTTACTTTAACCTTGAAATGGATATTTTCTATTCGGTAATTTTAGCCGGCATTGTCTGCGGTGCTATTGATAAGGCTTTTGAAGAGGTGGAACAATGATTACTGATAAAATTCAAAAATGTTTCGAACAACTTAGTGAAGTACAAATGGAAATTTTGGATACAGAGGGCATTGACTTTGAAACAAAGGCTAGGATTGTAAATAGGATACAAGATAAAAAAGGTGAAATCATGAATATTTTAATGGAGGACGATGACAATGGACAATAAGGAAAAGACGTTACAGGAAAGAATATTACTTGGTATGGCTTGCGAAATTAACTGCACGCACGATACGCTACACAAATATGCTGCCGCAATCAATCATTGTGATGATGTAGATTCTCAAAAGTTTCTTGCAGATGAAGCTATTGCAAAATGTTTTGACCTAATACGGACAATGGAGGATATTATTCACACCTACGATGACGGAGAATAAAGACATAAAAAAAGGGACCCCGATTATTCGGGGTCCTTTTCTATTGGTGTTACGTCTATGGTATTTTCCTTTAGGTAACGTTCTATTGCACCACGGGCAAACCTACTTCCAACGTCGATATAATTCTTTGTTTCTGTTTCGCTTTTACTAACCGGAGCAAGTCCTGCCCTATCTAATATATCCTTGGTAGCTTGGAACTTAACGGAGTCGGACTTACTTGTTCTTGCTAAGTTTACCATGTTTTCGCACATTTCGTCTGCGTGATTTACAAACTTCTCTTTTAGGATTTGTATTTTTTCCTCGTATTCTTTGGTTACGTTTGGACTGGCTAATGGATTGGCAGTCGGTTTATATCCGGCTAACGCCTTGGCTTCTTTTTGGTCGCCAGTTTCCACCAGTTTGTCTACAAAGACTCTTTGTTTTTCGCTTAGTTTTCTGACCTTTTTCTTTTTTCTTCCCGGCTTCGACCGGTGTTGCCACCTATCTTCTTTCGAGAACATTCGTTCTCACCACCCTTCTTTTTCTGATTCTTTACATAGGTTGAAGGATTGATACCAAACCTATACGGGTGTAGCGTGCAGTCGGTTATATCACACAATTCTACTTCTTTGGTGTAACCGCCACAACAGTCTAAACATTTCTTTCTGATAGCCTTTAATGCACTTACTTTTTCCGGAACAATTACTTTACCCATTTAAATACTCCCTTAAATCAAATATTTTTTCGTTGTAATAATCTAAATCTTCCTTCATGATATTTCTTGCCGTTCTAACTTGTGAATAGAATGTGTTTTTGTTCAGTTTATTTTTCTTAGCATACTTGCGAACGGACTTTTCGCTTAGAATAAAATCACGGAACAGCTTCCATTTATCTTCCTCCGTTACAGTCCGTAGCCATGAAAGGAAATGTATAATAACTTCTGACTTTTCTTTTTCGAGGTATATTTCCTCCGGTGACTTACTCATTGAATATCCTTGGTATTTTGAAAGAGTATTCAGGAACCGATTGTAGTCTACGTCCTTTTGATATTCTTCCCTGTTCGTTATTCTTTCTATATTATCTATGGCTTCACAATCGGAAAGTTCTCCGCCTAAATACCTTCGGATTATTTCATCTATGTATTTCATATTACTGTATGCCTTCTATCCGGCTTTACCCCCTTTTGTATATGTTTTCCTACGTAGGAACATCTTATTATCTTTCCCCCGGGTATTACCTTACTTGCAGGTTCTCTTAATTTCTTACTGTACGTACCGCCATATCTCACAATATCGTTATTCTTCTCGAAATAGGAAAGTACAGCGTTAATATCTTCTGTTTGTACGACAATTTTGTAGTATTCACCGTGCATACTTACGTATAAGAAGTGAAGGTTATCTTTATTCATTATCTTTTTCCTTTAAGTCAAAGAAACTATCTGTACTTTTTGCCTTACCGTCGTCGCCAATTTCGTATCCGTATACATAATATCTGATACCGTCATAACAAGGATAATTTAAAGAGAACCACAAATTATCGTATTCCTCGTACTCTTCATCTGTAGCTAACTCTGCTAACCCTTCAATTATGCCTTCTTCACCAGTGACAGTTACCCCATATTTTTTACATAACTTATTTATAATTTCTTCGAGTTTCTTTTTTGCGTCAACTTCCCACTGTTCATCTTCCTTATATAATTCCTTAGCTTTGGCAATAGCTTGTTCCTTGTTATCAAAAACATAAGCTAGAGATTCATGGTAGTCTTCGTATTCGCCACTGGCGGCAATGACATGGTATTGAATTTTACTCATCTTGGCCTCCTGTAAACAAAATGCCTCCGTCGAGATATGTCTTTACTACCTTACCACTTTCGTCCGCCTTGTAACCACGTACAGTATAAGACCTGCGTTTATAAGGGTTATCCAATATACTATAATACAAACTATCAAATTTGTCAATCTCTTCTTCTGTAGCCAAGTCGTACACTTCTTCCTCTATCTCATACGGACTTGCTGCGGTTATCTCATACTTATCACATAGCATTTTGGTGTACCGTTCATTTTTTCTTTTTAGTAATTCAAATGCTTCCTTATCTATCTTGTGAAGTTCTACAGCTTTATTTACGGCGGATTCCCTGTCGGTAAAGATATATAATATTTCTTCGTAAGTGTCGTGCTTACCACCGAACTCTATGACGTAGTATAAGTCTTGATTAGAAATATCGTTCGTCATAACCTTCAACCCTTTCCAGTTTACCATTTTCATATTGTCTAAATTTAATAAGAGCTGACGCTTCTGCGTCTTCATCAACTAACATAAGGGCTTGTTCTTCTGCTTCATATTTGCTTTCTGTAATAAAGGTAGGAAGGCCAAGAACATAATCTTCATCATAATCATCTTCGTAACCACTTTCAATCATCTCAATATTTACTGTAAATACAATATAAACTTCCTTAAAATTTGTAACCATTGTTCACCATTCCTTCGTAAGCACTATTTAAATACGGTGTTAAATACCGGTTATGAACGTCACCACTCATTTCACAAATAAAGTAACCCGGAATTGAAGGTTTACACCCGTTCGCCTTGGCGTAGTCCGGAAAGGCTTGAAAACTGGGTTGATAAATATCCCAACATTCCTTTGCCACCGGCACCTTTGCGTATTTATTGTGTTCAATCATAACCTTCGGTCTTACCATAGGTTTGTGTTTATGCTCGTACCAATTAGCGTCTGCGGCAAAATAATCGTAAGCACCTTCTGTAGACCTATGTTTGTGAATAATGTGATGAACGTACAGGTTTTTATTTACGTTGAAATAAACTAACCCCATAGACCCTTTATACAAACTTCTATCTCCGAGAATACTTGCTATCATCATCTCTATGGTAATGAATGTTTCATTGTAAACTCTTTGTGGGTGATTGCCGGAAAGGATTCCGATTAGCTGCCCTGATTCGTAGAGTGGCTTTATATCTTCTACCAACTCTAAAATCTGTTTAGAACCGCTCGCCCATTCTTCAATAACTACACCCTTTGAATTGCGTGTCGTTGTATTTGTAGCGTCGCCGCCAATAACGACTTTACACCGCTCACCTAAACTCAAAAGAAAATCAACCGAGTCTTTGAGAAGCTTTCTTTCGTTTAACCCTTGATGAATATCGGAGAGAACGGCTAATGCCGCTCTATCTCCGTCAACCCTTGTCCTGATTACGTGTGGACGATATGCTTCTGTAATTGTATCAACTGCGTTCAATTATTCTACCTCACACTCCAAATACTGTACTCCAAAATATATTGCTTCGTCGTAGCTATTCATTACTATGTCAATATGATTGTCGCTTCCATCTCCTATCCTATCTCCTACAATGTAACGGTTCCCATTAATCCATACCGCTGTACCCAACGGCAAGAAGTCACATGCAACATATCCTTCTTGCACATATAAACCGTTAGCCATAATTCCACCTTGTTCGTAAGGTGTATAAGCCGTACAATAAGCTGTAAACCCTAACGTGTTTAATGGAATGATAAGTAGGGTAAATAGGATTGCCAATAACTTCGGCACACAATTCCCCCTTTCTATTTCTCTTACAGTATAACACATATTCATAACCTTGTCAAATTTTAAAAAAACGCACTCCCAATTCGTTTTTTCGTTCTCTACTTCTTGTTGTAATATCTTTTACCTGCTTCAATCATTCTATCTTTAGAATAGCTTGAGATACGTTTTAAATAACCAATAACTCGTGTGCCGTAATCAACATCTGTCGAGTCGCACTTAATACAATGGTTTTCTGTATTTACATTGATAAAACCACATTTGTTACAAATGGTTACTAAGCAGTTAAACGTCCAGTAGTTTACGCCCAATCTTCCTGCGGCTTCGATAAGCGATAAGGCTTGTTCCTTGGAAAGTAATTGTGAGATATTAATATGACAAGCACTTCCACCATCTAAGTATTTTGTGACTTCTGCTCCATGCAGAGCCATCTTGTCAAGCATTGTAATCTCATCGTTTTCTACCGGGAAGAAATAACTGTTATAACAATCTCTTGTTACAATTAATCCGTCACGTTTATCCCACTGGGAATTTTTCGGACCTAACCCTTCGGCCAATCTGTTACTTTTATGACCTATTCTTAATAGGCGGTTACGGTTCTTCCTAAAGAGTCTTTACTCTTGACCGTAACTCCAGTGTTTCATTTTGTTATATCACTGGTTCAGACTATCGCATAGCCGACTAATCGGCTCCTCTTTATTTAGTCGTTCATGCTACCATTACGCTTGCACCCTGTCACCCACTACTGGGCTTCCAAGTCAATTAAAAGAGGTTTTCAATGGTGGATTATGTTTTATGCCACCAAGTCCCCACAACGTTTAGGGACGAATTCCGTGTTAAATCTAAAGCCGTACTTCTTTCTTTCTTCTGTATTGCTATCGTAAATAACCTTTAAATACTTACTAACTTCTACTGTATATCCATTGGGATTGGTAACAGGGTCTAACCCTTTAGCTTCCATTGCTTCTAACATACCATTGATACCGATTGTACCAAACTGGGTAGAAAGATTGATAAACCCTGCCGTGTATGCCGGTAACATACCATTGTCAATATACCACTTAACAACTTCTCTATGTGCTACAAGATATTTATGTACACGCTCTACCAATTCTTTGAATGGCAATTTATCTTCGTACATTTGTGTGTAGCGGTTCATGTTGATGGTAATAACACGGAAACTACCGGTACTTACTCCACCTGCACCTAACGTATAACTAAATGTATTGTCTGCTAATTCATTACGTAAACGGCAGCAACTAGCCAAAGAATCTGCACTATGAGATTCGTACAAGAAGAAGGATAACCCCAATGACATTTCGGTGGCAATAAAATCTGCAAAGTCCTTATCTTTAGGTTTATTATCTTCTCCTAATAAAATAGCAGCTGTGAGTACCGGATAGGTAAGAAGTTCTTTTTTACGTTCCTGTCTAAACCAGTCCATAAAGAATTTTTGTAACTCTTTCAAGCTGTCATATTCAGGCGGTGTTCCATCAGGGAATACAAAACCACCGAACACGGAATTAAAATAAAATCTATCGAATACGGATATGTTCCAAAACACGCTCTGATTCGAGTACCCCACGGTTTCCCGTAGGCTCTGACTATCTCTTACTAGATAAATCTAGCACGCCATTTCGAGCGACGTACCAATAGCCGCCCTACTCCTCCACAATAGAGGATAGTCGATACACCTTCTAAACTACAATACTTTTATAACTAATACCAACCTTAATATTATATGCGGTATGATAGCAAATACCACACAAGTTAGAAACTTCTTTAGCTGTTAATCCATTCTTAAATAAAGTTTTAATTTTCCGAACTTCTGATAATGATAAACGGGAATTTCCTTTAATAATTTCAATTTTTTCCTGCCCGGAAATGTGTTTCCAATTTTTACCCCTCCATATACTCTGAAAACCACTCCAAGAGATTCTGTCTTTATATAAGAAAAATACAGTTGAACTTTTTTCTCCTAATTCTCTTCTGTTAATAATCTCTTTAACGTCTGACTCTTCAAGTACAGCTGTATTAACACGAAAACCCCTTACGTTGTAGGAATGAACACCCGGAGAAACGTTGTACCCATTTTCATTTACTAGGGTTTGTAACTCATTAATCATTTCTGCTTCAACCCTATACGCCTCATCTTTATCTAGTCCGGATTTTAAAAGCGTAAACTCAAAGTTCTCAATACCATATTCTCTCATCGCTACATAGAGCGGCTTTAAATATTCTTTCTTTCCGTTATATTTTGTTTTGTGGTATTGAACTCTGTTCTTAAAGTTGCTCGTACAACCAATATATATCTTCCCGTTTGTTAGGTTGGTGATTTTATATATATCCAAAAAATCACCTCTTTCTAGTATTGTAGTTTAGCTTGGTTCGGGATTAGCATATTACGAATATGTAACTTAGCTTTCCCCGATAGCCACTAATGTGACCCAGATGGTAAATCTGTTAGACGTGTAGTGGCAATATTATTTACCACGAGCCGCCGCCGGCTGATTCAGGGCATACACAACACCTTGTAATTCCTGCCCAATTTCTTTGGCGTTTGTTTTTAAATAATCGTTACCGTATTGTTTACGGGCAAAGTAATCAAAATACATAAGAAATTCTACTGTAGCTGTGGCTCCTGCCCAGTTCGTAGAAAGTTGATAGACCAAGTTTACAAAGCTACCACAAAACGATTGTAAATTAGTAGGTGCCTTACTGGTACCACCTAAAATCTTCGTACCTTCCAATAAGAAAGGATACATGGTTACACTTGCACAATAAGGCGTAAATGCAGCTAATGTTTCATCGTGTACGTAGATAAGATGGTTTTTAATATCTTCCTCGTACTGATTAGCTACACTTTCGTCGAACAGTTCTTTCAACTTGTCTTTAATGATACTGCGGCTTACTTGAATGTTTTCAAACTTATACATCTCTGAAAGTAGCGTGCCAGTGTTCTTGTCTGTAACATTACTGTTAGGGTCTACCAAACTGGCAGTGGCATTATTCTTTTGACCTACGTAGAATTTAATAAAATCTTTCTTCTTCTGAATTTGCTCCGGCGTTAAATAGTTGAACAAATCCTTTTTAGTTTGACTCATATTTTTGTACTTCCTCCTCAACGAATTGTTTTAATTTGATAGGCGGTACAACGCCTTCAATTCTATTTACAACTTTCCCTTCTATCTCTGCGATAACGCAAGGAAAGATGAATAGCATATACTTATCTACTTCCGGTGATTTATCATCTACCTTTAAAGATGAAAAAAGAACATTTCTTTGGTCGAATTTATTCTTTAATTCTTCCCACGTTTTTTCTATATGCTTACAGTGGAAACAGTCATCAATACTGAATTTTCTAAAAATTAACACGTTAACCTCCAAGGAAAAACCTTAAAACAAAATAAGCTGTTAAAATGACCAAGGCTATAAAGCCGCCATAGAATAATATCTGTAGCAAAAGAACGAAAATAAAACCGATTAAAGCAATAATGACTGAGATAGTTTCACTAATCTTACTACATAGTTTATCACAAAATTTACCAAACATATCATTTCTCCTTTCTTTGGAATATAGAAGTTATATCTTCCCACTTCCCAAACTTGTTCTTCTTGTAGAATACCTGATTTGTTTGTGGTTTGTCAAGTCCCCCGTAAAACTCATCGTATTCTCCCACTTTGAACCAAGTTAAATACTTCTGTACCTCTTTCATGGCACCATAGTTTATATTATCTTTGTTTCTTCCTGTATATAATCCAACTCTAATACCTAACGAATGCAGGCATTTTACAAACTTAACAAAGTCGTGTGGGAATACTCCCACATTATCTAAGCCTCCCATAAACACGACTGCATTAGCACCAATCGTAATCTGTCTATATATGTAGTCAAGGATTTGTTCGTAGGTCATAGTTCCCTTAGAGTGATTACTATCCCATAATTCAGGACTATGGCACCCTTCACACCGGCACCAACAATTCCCTATTTCAAAGAATACAGCGATAGCGTCAGGAATTTCATTCGTAGTTACTCCCTTGTTGATTACCGGCATTTTACCCTTTCTAAAGATAATATCCTCTTCCACTATTTCCTCCAATCTTCATAAAACATTGCTATAATGATACCGACAATAATAGCAGAAAATATATTTATAAAGTCAACCATCACATCACTCCTCGATTAAGCAAATATGTATATAAAATAGCTGAGTTAAATGCAAGACAAAGGAAAGTCAGCATAACTCCACACATAATATTTTGGCAGAAAACACCAATAAGAAAACAAGCCTCTAAGCCTAGGGTTCCTGTTATAAACACACCCTTGCATAACCTCATCAGTCTTTCACGTTTTAACATAATACCACACCTATGATTGTCATTACCACCATCATATAAGCAAATAACGCTTCCTTACCGTCTGATTTATAAATCCACTTGCCAAATAAACTTATTAGTCCGGCTGTCCCAACGAGAAGCATTATGACTCCTATTTGTCGCATTTCTTTTTCTCCTTTAACAAACCCTTTTTAGCGTATTTTAAATAAGTCATCGCTTCATCAATATCGTCTATCAACGTATCGAAACTACAGTTCTCGGTATCACAAAGGTGAAGATTACTGTTTACAACATTTATGTGCCATATTGCGGTTCCTGTTTGTATCTGTAGTACTTTAATCTTTTCTTCTGATAACTTCATCTTATTCTCCTTTGAGTTTAATTACTCTCTTTAATATTCTTATTGCTTCTGTTATATCGTCATCTTGTGATACATAGACGCTCCCAATCCAGAAACCCTTCCCGTTATACCTTACCTCACGCTCCAGCAAATCTATTGCCTCTTCTATTGCTTCTCTTTCCTTTTTATTCATTATCTCACTTCCCACTGCCTTATAAGTTCTTCTATTAACTTAATCAAGACATACTGACGGTCCATAACCGCCCATTCCCTTTCGCCTATCAAGAATATTTTGTAAAACTGGGCGTAAATCTATTACGTCACTATCTTTGTTTAATTCATCTAACAAATAATTATAAAGACTTGTCGCTTCTCCTCTTGAACAAGCCCCTAAATCTTTAGAAAGATTGACAATTTCGCTCCCTATTATCATTCTAACGACATATTGTCTAACCCTATAAACGTTAGCAGGACAAACAAATTCAACTCCTTGAAATTCATCTTTTCCTGCGTTAATAAGGGTTTTTCTGTCATCGAGAAACTCTATTAAAAGTGTTCTTCCAGCCATTTCACCATCATCTCCTTATATGTTCTAGCGGACTCCTATCTTTAAACCTAGCCCACGCCAAACATTCATTAGCCTTTAAAAACTCATCTCCATCATTCCACGGCAAGAAACCGAACTCCATATTATCTTTGTCATAAGAACATAATTGCCCAACTGCATACTTGTATGCATACACGTGAATTAGAACTACTTCTCCCTCCGGAGGTAAACATTTACTTATTTTATGCCATTTCATATTTAACCCTTTCTCTTGGATAAATTACTATCTTTATCTATCGCTAGTGTATCTCCCTTTATAAGTTTAATGTTTTCTCCAGTAACAGTATCAAAAATTTCCATGATTGGATTAGGGTCGTTGTGGTAATAATACTCGTATCTGTCATAACCAAGCACACGGTTCACGTTATCTAAAAAATTCGTTATATAGGAAGGAGGACCATTAAATGTAACATACTCTGTTTCTCCAGCGTCGGAGTTAACTTCATCGTAAAATTCTTTTATATCTTCTTCGTACAAATGGATTATTACCCCGTTTTCATTTGCACTGATATAATCTCCACGAGGAACTTCAATTATTTTATATACTCCACACTCCGGTAATGGTTTTCTAATTTCTAATAGGGGTTCATTGTTATGAACACAAAATCTCCATTCATAATCCATACAACACGCCTCGTTATTTTCCTCTAAAAATTCTTCGATTTCTTTGTTATTATTATAGAACCTAAGAGCGACAATTTCCTCCGGTTTGCGCACAAATTTCTGTATTGTCATCACTGTCCTCCTCATCCAACTCTCTTAACGTTTTACACGCCTTGTCGTTATTTATCATTGAAACTATTTTATACGCCTCAGCTAAGGCGGCTTCTGCACTGGCAGTTGCCTTTACTGTAAAATATTTTAGGGTTTCACATTGTTTACTATCATCTAAACCCCTAACCCATATGCCTGACTCTTTGAGTGACTCTGCTGATTTCCTTAAACAATTAATTAACATAAGAACTTCTCTTTCTTTATTCATTATTTTATTCTTCCTTTCCATCTCTTCTTTTAATTCACTAATAGAGT